GAGCTATCATTTCGACCTTCAGTTGAGCGCCTTGAATGGTGGCGTTAACTGCGCTTGCCGTTGTTGATTGCAGCGTTGACGGGTCAAGCCCCATGCTGGCTTTTGAAAAGCCTGTGCGCTGGTCACGAACGCTGTCCATATAGTCCAGCATTTGAAAACCGGCATTGCCAATCTGAGGAACCGCCAAAGGCTGAACCATGCCCGGCGCTCGCATACGAACCACACCGCCGGGGCGAGAATGCAGAAGGTCATCCAAGTTAACCTGACCCTCGACGGCAGCTACGCGGCTGTTATTAGTGAGGTAAAAATTATCAAGCTGCTGGCGTAGCGTTGTGGATTTAATAAGCTGAACATCCTTAACCAACTCGGCAACACTGCGGCCAATCATGCGGTGCGGCATGAGGATAGGCGACAATAAGCAAAACGGCACTTTGTCAAACGGCTCGTTTTCCAGAACTTCACCGCCGTCACCTAAGCAAACCACACGGCGCAACTCAGCTATATTATCGCCGTCATAATCGCAGCGCATGTAAGCCTCGGTAATCAGCACCTCGCGCATAGACGGGTCTTTAGCCTCGCCATTATCGCCGCTCTCGATTTCCTCAAAGCGGGTCTGTCGCTCGGTATCACTCGTATTGTCAGAGCCTTGCCCAGCGTGGCGCAGAATGACGCCCTCGTCATAGCCTTGGGCAATTAAGTCGCCAGCGCGAACAAGCGTTCTGTGGCCGATAAAATCGCAATCCTCAAGCGAAGTAGCGCGGCGGCTGAATATCAATTCTTCGGGCGGCACGTTGTCAATCTTAACGGCACCCGCTTTGACCTTGCGGCGTATCTCAACGCTATACGTGCGCTCAAGCGGTACATCTTCACCGCCGACAGCAAGGCCAACTTCTGTGACTTCCTGCGCCACAATCTCAACCGCTGGATCAGCCGCCAGTAACGTGGCCTCATCCTCGGTTAAGCTTTCGTATTGCTCAGTCTCAACCTCATCGGTTTCCAGCCAGTGAACCTTGAGAGCGCCGGTGCGAAACAAAAGCGCGTCTTTAATCCAATTGTGGAACTTGGCGAAAAACTGCGGGTTATCCTGATAAATGGCAAAATTCACCAAATCGGTGGCTTGCTTGGCGGCGTCAACGTCCTCGGCAGTGCGCGGCTGAAAACGCACAAAATCCGGCGATGAGGTAAACATTTTAATCAGCGATGGAACCATGAATTCCACCGTGTCGCTAACCTCAGTGCTGACCACTTGTGAGCGGTTTTCAACCTCATTGCCAAACGGCTTGCCAAGGTAATAGCGTAAGGTTTCCTCGCGCTCTGCTGTAAACTCACTGTCAGAGTGATTAACGGCAGACGAGATTTCGCCTTTCAGCAGAGATTTGAACTCTAGGTCATCCATCAGCTTTGAGCTTTCCGCTTTTTGGGCAACTTGCGTTTTGCTGGTTTTTGCTTGGTTTGGCTGTCAGCGACAGTCTCAACTTTGCCAGCCGATTTTTTGGGCTTGGTGTAAACTTTTGTGTACATCATTGGGGGGTGGCTTCCGCTATCTTGAGGAATTGCAGCGCCAGTTGCTCGCGGGTTAAATTCCTGTGCGCCATAGCGTCAACATAACGCTGAAACTCAGGGTATTGCATCGCCGTAGTAAGATAATCCACCGGCGGCGCTGTTGCTACCTCTTGGGCAACCTGTAGGGCAAGCAAGCCAAGATCGCGGTTCATATCTACAGGATTGCCGAGATTGCCAAAGCTGGTTCCCATTGGTGGGGCAGGGGGTGGAGATGGTGTGGCGCTGTCGCCGCGAGAAAAGGCATAGCCGGGATTGCCGCGCCGAGGTAAAGCTGTCGTTGTTATCTCGCTAGGTGTGCCAAGCGCAAACTGTGGGCCAAACCTTTCGGTTAGCAATTCGTCAGGCATTTGCTGCGTTGGGCGTAACGATCTGGCTGGGCCGCTGGCTGGGCGTGGTGCAAAAGTTGGGCCTTGCGGCTTGTCTTGCGGCTGCGCATTTGTTGAGCCGTATGGATTAACGCCAAGCGCATTTAAAAGCGCAGAAATGCCAAGTGGGCCACCCTTAAAGTCATCGTCAGCGCCAAACCTGCCGCCGCCGTCAATCATATCAAGAAAGATATTCTTGTCGCGCTGCTCTGGCGTTGCGCCTCGCGCAAAGAGAAAGTCAAATATGCTCACTGGATGCTCTCCAAATAGGCGCGGATTTCTGCAGCCAAGTCAGGCTGTGGCTGGGCTTGCATCGCCATAAGGCCCGTTAAGGGTGAGGCGTTGGCGAAAAGCAAATTTTCTTGCTCTTGCATAAGTTGAGCGCGGGTCTTTTGGTCGCCGTACTCTTGGATGTTCTTAACGCCTTGCCGGCGTAAAATGTCGATTGCCTCTTGATTTCCTGCAGGCACTAAAGCTGTGTCAAAATCGCCAAGCGTTTGCACAGATTTTGGTTTTGCCTCAAAATACTCTGTCGGCATTCCTTTGGCTTCCTCACGCAACGCCTTAATGGTGCCTTGCGCGGCTGTTCTGGCTTCTGGTGTGGCCTCTGCCCACGACACGCTCTTACCAGACGCCAAATCGGTCACATAATCCTCAGCAACTCGATGCCGCCCGTCAAAGTGAGCTTTCGCCAAATCATCAATAGCATCGTAACTGAACGTGTCCCAACCGCCCTTTACGTCAGCCATGTCGTTATCGTCAGGTTTTAATAAACCTCTATTTTTCTTTATTTCATCAAGGCTTTTAAATTGCTTGCTAGAAACTGCCCTAAGTAAGCCAGGGCCGCTATGACCTTCAGAGCCAGCTTGATTGGCCTTGTTTTGCCTCATGCGCTTGTAAGCCTCGTCAAGCGTGTAAGGCTTTGGGTCGCGCCGTAGTCCAGACGGTGTGTATGGCTCTTTCGGGTTTATCAGCATTTGCGTTTCGCCGTATGCCGTTAAACCGTCTTTATCGCTAACTTGAGAAAATGCGGTTTGGTCAGTTTCATCGCCAAATTTATAAATTTGCTTTTGAACAAAGCTGTTATAATCACGTATTTCCTTAAAGTCTTTAGGGTTGCCAATGCCCCTGTCTCGGCCAAATTGCGCGACTTGCATCATATAGTTGGCATCACTAAACCCGTTTGTGCTGTCTATCCAACTACTGCCAAAATGCCCAAAGTCGGGGTCATTGCGTAAAGCCTCACGAGCCGTGCTTTCATTTGTAAAGTCAAAAAAACCCTTTGGCTGTCGCCCAGTGTAACCATCGGCAGGAAACACGTTTACGCCGCTTTTCGGGTCAATCTGATCTGGCCGCATTAGCAAGCTAATATCGCCAAAATTTTCAACAGGTGTTTTTGCGTTTGAAATGGCGATTGACGGCATTGGGATTCCACCAATATCACGCGCTGCCTTTAGACCCGCCAAGCTGGTGTTGTGGTGCGCAATCATTGGGGCTTGGTTCATCGCAAGCAAGCCAGCCGATTTGCTGGCGTTGGCGCTTACCGTGCTGTCATCAAGGATCGCCACAAGTCTGTCAATTTCTGCAAGCTCGGCCTCGGTCATTTGCCTTGGTGGCTTATAATCAAGCAAGGGCGTGCTTGTGTCAGTGTTGTCTAAGTCAATGATTTGCACTTTTGCGTTTTGGTTTCCCGCCTCTGCAGCCTTTGTAAGTCGGTGATGACCATCGCGTACAAAATATTCTCCACCGCGTTTTACTACTGTCGGCAAATAGTCTTGGCTGCTTGTTGTCGTTGAAAAATCGGGGTTAACATTGGGCTGCGTTGCGTACATGCTTCTGATCGGCAGATCTGCCTCACGGATGTTGAGCTTATCAAAACGCTTTTGTATTTCTCTGTTTTCAGCACCGCTAAATTGAGGGCGGTTTACATCTTTAAATGTCCAGCCCGTTTGCGTTGGGTCAGACATTCCGCCGCCTATAAGTCGGTTCGCCGCCACCGCGCCGTCAGGTAAACGCCCCGCCACAACACCACCGCCGCCCATAGCCAGACCAGCCGTGCCAAGCGCCTCGCCAAGCATGTCTTGC